TGTCGGCAATCATGGTCGTCGCTCTCCATATTGCCGGTACCGACAGAGTTGTCTCTGTGTCAATGGGGACGCCGGCGTAGTTGTCAATTACTGAGCGAGAGATTCGGCCCGAGCTGTCGACATAAGCGCCGCGGACTTCGTTCGATTTTTGGAGGAGGCGGTTCAGCATTGTCTAGCTTCTTTCGGCGGCAATACCGAAAGCGACCAACGCGACGCCGGCGAATGCCAGGCCGAGAGGTATCGCTATCAGTAGAAGGCTCATTGTCACGATTGTAGTACCGATGGCTTGGATGATTGTGGGTAGGTGTTTTTTCATTAGAAGATACGGCTCCTTGTTGTTTCGGGTGGTCGGCGATTCGTTGCGTGATGGTAGGCGATGGTTGCGGAGAAGAGTGGCGTGAGGTCGGCGGTCTCAACGGTGCGCGACCATAGCCATCCGCTGGCCATTTGTTTCCGTTTGGCGGATTCGATAGCGGACTCGAGAGACGCATGGGGGCGGATGCGAATGGCATCGTCGAGGACGGCGTCGTAGAAGAGCCCACAAGCGGCCGTCATGTCTCGGATGGTGTAGCGGGTCACGGGTATCCCGCCACCCTCAAGACGGTCGACGAGCGAGTTCGCTGGAGAGTATCCGTCAACGACGAGCGTCCCCTTGTGCTTTCGCCACAAGTCGAGAGCTCTGTCAACAACCCAGCCGACTCCTTCGCGGTGCTCAATGAGCTCCACGCGTCCGGTCTCATCGGCGACCGAAATTGCTGAATAGCTTCTATCCATTGCGACGTCAATACCGAACGAAAGGCGGCCAGACGGTGCGGTCTCGGCGTCCATGACTCGAGCGACATACTTCGCCGGGATAGCGGCCTCGTCGAGAACAGTCCATTGACACAGATACGCGCGACGAAACTCACCCTCTGTCATCGTCCCCCGAGCGTGAGCGATAACCCTCTCGTCGATGGTCAACCCCATCGCGGGAATCGTTCGCCACCACGTCGCCGGGTCGTCAATGTCATCGTCTTCGCCGGCGCTGTATTCGAAGTAGGCGACTCCTTCATCAATGCCAGCCTCAACCATCGCGCGGCCTTGTTCGACCTTGCGCTTCAAGTAAAGCGAGCTCTGTGTCCCCGCCGTTGAAATAACGAACAGCTGGGCGTCGCGCTTTGTTGCCATCGCCGGCAGTAGGGCACCTTCTCGCCGGTCGTCTTCATCGGAGAAGGCTTCGTCGATGATGCCGAGGTTGATGACTCGACCGTGGCCAGCTGTGGGCGTAGATGGCATGACGTCGATACGGCTCGAGTTCTTGAAGTGAATCGACTCCATGCCGGCGCCGCGATATACGCGCTTGATGGTGCTCGCCAGCTGGCTCACCTCGAGAAGAGGAACCTGGTCGTCGATGAGTTTCCTTCGAGCGTCCCATCCAGTTTGAGCGGTGTACCCGATGACTTGAGGCGTACCCCATAAAAGAGCTCGGTGGAGTTCCATGGCCAGCATGAGTGACGTCTTGCCGCATTGACGCGGGACGAGGACATTGAGCTCTCGGAACGCTGGCGTCCCGTCTGGCATTACCTCAAGCGCAACGTCCGCTATCTGTTGTTGCCACGGCATGAGAGGCGTCCCGAGACGCTTCGCAATAGCGGCGACTTCATGCCCGCGCGTCTTTCGCTTTTTGTTTCGAGGTGTTGCCCACCTCGGACGCGATGCTGGCGATGAGTTGGTCGAACGGGTCGGCATGATTCTCGGATTCTTCTCGTAGAGCTTTTTCGGCGGCGCGGTATTCGCGCCAGATTGTCGGATTGTCTGGTTGAGCGTCAACAGCTGAGGCAAGGCCTCGAGCTATTTGAACGCGAGCGTCGGCGACATCGTCCAACCGGCCAGCTAAGCGGAGCGCTTCGATTGTCTTTTCGAGCGCTTCTCTCTGTGGGCCGTCGAAAGACTTGGCACGATTCGGCGGTTTTTTAGTGGAGGTCGCTGGTTTTTTTGTTGTTTTGTTGGAATTGGCTGAGTTTTGAGTCATTTTTGCCCGATTCGGCTCGGGTTCGTAGAACCGTTGAGAATATAAATCCATGGTCTTCGTCGGGGTGGCCGTGATATCGCCAGGGGAAAAACGGGGTGGGGTTTCCTCACCATGCCCGGCTCGAGGTCGTCTTGTGCTTCATGTTGCGCCCATTGTTGCATCGTGAGCAGGCCGCGCGGAGGTTGTCGAGCTCGTACCACTCGCCACCCATTGAGACCGGCAGAATATGGTCGACTTCGACGGCGACCTGTGTACAGCCCGCCGCGCGTATCTGGCACCTGTTGTCATCGCGTAGCAGTACCTCAGCGCGTACCTTCTTCCAAGGCCCGGAGTATTGCGGTTTCCTAGCCATGGCTCCCGCTTCGTGTGCTCCAATGTCCAGCTCCTCGTCCGTTATCCCAGAGGAACGCCGCGACTCGGAGGTGACAGTCTGGACGGGTGAGCGCTTTGATGTGACTCTCTCCAGCCTTAAGCCGACAGATGCGTCTCGTTACTGTGCGCCAGCTCCCTTGAATCTGAAGTAAGGAGACGTCGGGGTAGCCGGTGCTCTTGCGGACGGCGCTGATGCTTTTGAACGAGCACCTCGACTCGCGCCAAGCAATCGGGCCGAAGATGGTCGGAGGCAGGCCGTACTTCTTCAAGATGGCGTGGTGCTGTGGGCAGTCCTTGACGGGTTCGGCTTGAGCTGTTGATGTCACGCTCATCGTCCCGAGTAGACCGAAGAGTAGGCACAGCGCCAGACGATAGCCATAGTTCCGGTGTCGGTTGCCCGTCGATGTGGCGTCTCGATGACGTGGCCGAGTGTCTGAAGTTCCTGGCGTCTCTTGGCGGCGCTTGAGCGGAGTATCCCGGTTGCTGTTGCCAGCTCGTAATCCGTGGCAGTTCCTAAGCGTTGAAGTGCTTCCCATACGCGTCTCCTTTGTGATGGGCCCCGGTGCTGTGCATTCTCGGCGGCTGTCTTGGCGGTATCTGGGTCGTTGGTTCTAGCGAGCCTAGTGGCGGGGATGGTGGCAGTCATGGGCTTCGGTGTGGATATCCAGCTCACCATCGGGCCGAAGTCGTCAACGATGCGGACGTATGTCTTCCCGATGGGGACGCCGTCGAAGAGTGTGGGCTGGCTCATCGTGCGCTTCCGTTCGGCTGGTAGTAGGCCTTTAGAGCGAGGCGGATGTTGGCGTAGGCATCGCCGAAGATTCCCTCGGCATTGTCAACGGTGAGGAGCTTTGAGACGTGGATGGCGTCGACTAGGTATTGTGCGGCGCGTTGGATGTCTTGGAGTTGTTCGAGCCGGCGAGTGAGCTGGTCGATGTTGGTTTCTAGGCCGGCGATGGTGTCCTCGATGAGTTCCATCGCTCGGGTTGTTTCGTTGTTAGTCATTGTCTTCTTCTTTCGTGTTGTATTCGGTGAATCCTTGCCGGCGTAGGTCGGCTTCGAGTTGGCGGATGTATTCGAGCGCGGTGAGTGCTGTGTCTCGTACTCGTTGGTATTCGTGGGGGTGGACGTGGCTGTTGCCGGCGAAGTGTGTGAGTGCTGTCTTGAGTTCGTCTCTGTTGATTCTCATCGTGTTCCCGTTCCGTCGCATGATGGGCAAACGGTGTAGACCTTGTTCTCTGTCCAGATACAGCTCAGGCCTTCGAGTCCTTCAATGTCTCTGTTGGTTCCGAAGCATTCGCGGCAGCTTCTCGCCGGCGATGAGTTCGCTATTTGGCTCTGTTTCATATTGGCTTTCATTAGTGCGTCATGGGTGGGGGTACCCGTCCCCTCACGGGTGGGGGTACCCTTCCTCATGGGTGAGGACATGACGAGCGTGTAGATGTTGGTCGTGGGGTCTCCGTTCGGGCCTTGGCGGTTCTCGACGGTGAGAGCTCCCAGCTCGACGAGTTCGTCCTTGGCTCTGTCGATGGTGGCAACGGATACGTCGATGAGTTGCGCCAGGGTCTTGCGTGATGGCCAGGCTTGGCCGCGCTTGTTGGCGTATCGGTTGAGCACAGCGAAGAGTCTGACAGCGTTCGGGGAGACACTCGAGAAGAGGACGTACTCGGGAACGATGGCGAAGTAGTCGCTAGAACTAATTTCCCCCACGGCGTTCCTCCTTTGTGAACTCCTCGAGAGCGTCACGCACGAGCGACGAGACGCTGATGTTCTTTCCGTCTTTGAGTTGTTGCGCTCCAGCCATGCGGAGGAGCTTGTTGTAGAGCTCTCTTTCGACTCGGCAAGTAAGGACAAGCTGGTCGGCTTTCATTTCATTCATTGGGGGCTTCCTGGGGTTGATAGAAGTGTTCACAGCCGGCGAGGACTGTGGGGCGGAATACGAGTCCGGTGTCGCATTCTTCGATGATGATGGTGACGGGTTCTCCACAGATTGCACAGCCGACAGTCGCTAACTCTGGATAACTCAACGGAGAACTCGCTTCATTTCTTCGACGTCGTTCGGGCGCCAGACGTACACTTCGGCGGATGTTTTGCGGAGCTGGTCGAGCCAGTCGTGTTGAGCTGTTGAGATTCGTCCGCGTTCGTTTTTGATTTCGGCGAAGACAAGACGGCCGTCTCGGACGGCGACGTAGTCGGGGAACCCCCGAGCGCCGCGGAAAGCTGTGGCCCATGTTCCGGACTGTCGAACAGCTGGCTCGTCGTGTTTCCATGTCCAGCCGAAGAGGTCGAGAAGGTGCTCGACGATGGTCGCTAGGTCACGCTCCAGCATCGTCACCCCATTCTCCTCCGTAGATGCGGACGTGGCGCTGGCGCATATAGGCGGAGCGGCTCGCTTCACGGTCGGCTCGTTCTTCGTCGAGACGTCCGAGGAAGTCTCTGAGGCGGGCGGTGCCGTAACCCCATCCGAAGCCGATGACTATGAGCGCGAGGATGATTATGTCGTTCATCGGAGCCCCCAGCTGATTGACAAGATGGCTATCGCGAGGAGGATGATTCCGACATTCTGGAATGTGTCCGTCATTGTGCTCTTCCTTGTGCTCTTGAGTAGATGTACTCCGTGACCATTCCCGAGCCGGCGAATAGGTCTTCGACTGTGTCGCCGTCTTGGTATCCCATGAGGCCTAGAACCCATTCCGTCCATTCGTGGGGCTTTGAGCCGACGAACCCGCGGCGCGGCGGGCTGATGGATATCACGTCTTTCGTGCGTACTAAGCCAGACGACCATCCTCGGCGCTCTTTCGGTACGCGAACCAATACGGGCTCCCAATGGTTAGAGATTCGGCTCCCGCTTGTCACGGCGTTCGGCTTGTGCCATGCACACACTCGAATCCCGTTTCGGCTGTCAGTTTCAACTATTGACAGATACGTCGACAAGCTGTGAACGGATAACGCGATGGCCCATCCGTCAAACTCTTCTTCTAGTTTGCGGACGAGTTGCTGATGTGTTTCGGGCTTGTCCCATAGGTAGGCCTCTGGATGATTGTCCGCTTGGCCTTGGCCCTTCCCGTTTCCGCATCCTCCCGCGCCGTACCATCGAACGGCTCGACCTAAATATGGAGGGTCAGCGATGCACAGCTTCACGAGTTGGCCTCGAGTTCTGCCTGAAGTTTCTCGATGAGTTTTCCAGCTTCAACCTTTGAGAGCGTTCCCTTCGCCGGCGGGAGCTTGTCCAGCTTCTTTGAAATGGCGTATAAAGCTCGCTCTTGTGGTTCGGTGGCTGGAGTAGCCCCTGAGCTTCCTTCGCCGCTCTGGGAGCGTTGTGGAGCGTCTGCCACGGGATGACCAGCGTCTTCGGCCTGCCGGCGAGCGCGTACTTCGTCAAGCGATGCGATGCGCTTCGAATCGGCGGCGAGTGCGGCCATGATTGCGCGGCCCCAAGCTGAGGTCTCGGCAACCATGAGCTCCGAGTCTTTTGTATACGGGGTGCGTCCTGGGAATGGTTCCCACGCTGAGCCGATGCCCGGACGGGTGTCTTCGGGTGAGCGGTACGCGGCGGCGATGTAGACGAGGAAAGTCTTCTCTCCGATTGTCACAAGCTCGAAAGGCTTCTCGAGGTTTGCGGGCTGGAGTGAGCCGTTGGGGTATTTGTCTCGGAAGATGCGGAGACGTTCAGCGACGTCGACGTAGTCGCTGAGTCGGTTGTTGTAGTCGTTGCTCATGATTGTCTTTCTCAAACATTTCTCGGGATAAGGCCGTAGGCAACGAAGAAAGCGGAAATATATTCAGCTTTTGCTTCCTTGTAAGCCTTGACTCGTGCGGGAGTAGCGGCCTGCCAGCGATTCATATCGTTATAAGCCGTGAAATATCTATCTAGCGCTAGGTGTACTTCTCGGACGGAGTCGTTGGGGTAATTGGTGCTCATGCGTAGATTCCGTTTCGGAGGTTTTTGAGGGCGGCCTTTTGGTATCCGATGCCGGCGCATCCGTCGAAGTGATTCCAGAGCTTGAAAGCGGCGGGGCGCTTGCCGGTGTGTACGGCCGCCCAGAGTTCGCGGTAGTAGGCCTTCGGGAGAAGTGTGTGGATGCGATAGTCGAAGTGGGAATACTGCTCGTGGAGCTCTGTGACCTGGTCGCGGAGCTCGTCGGCCGAGATGCTGTCAGCGTCCCCCATTTTGACGTCGTACGGTTCGACGATTTCGTCGAGCTTCATGAGGCCATGCTTTGCGCTGAGGATGCGGATGTTTTCGTCGCTTGTCATTGTGCGGGCGGTGCGTAAAGTGTCCGCAAACATTGAGCCGATGTAGATATCGGCGGCGGGAGCTGGCTCTGTGAGCTTCGCTCCTCCGCATGGGATGATTACTAGCTTTTTCATTGTGTTCTTCTTTCCGGCGGGCTTGGCCCCGCCAGGCGTAAGTATTACACAACTACACACACGGCTCAAGTATCGGGTGGGGAGTCGCTCAGCTGGCGAAGAATGACCAGCTGAGGACTCAACCCGTTCGGGCGGGGATGGTGTCCAAGCTCCCCGCGCGAGCTATTTGTTGGCTCTGAAGTAAGCCTCTAGAGCCTTTGCGTCGGCGTCTGCCGAGACCTCATAGTGGAGCCACATACCTCCGGGCGTTCCCCCGTTGTTTTTGGCGTCCCAGTTGACTATCCCGCGGTCTTTGTTGGCTCTGGAGCAACGGAACCCTCTTCCCCATGCTTTAGACGCTCCAGGGGCTTTGAAGTTGTATTGGTGCACCTCTTCGATGAAGAGCTCGTCGGCATTGTTCACGAGGTACTCGAAGACGCTGGCGAGAATCTTCGGGTCGTTGCTTCCCACGTCGACAGCTCGGCCGGTTCCGTGGACGCTCATGTAGGGCTTGCATCGCGGGTCAGTTGGTGCCAGCTTTTGAACGCTTGCGGGAGCTGAGCGCATGACACGAACGACGAGGCCGCCCATGTAGCTCATCCCGTGGCGCTTTCCAAGAAGCTCGGCCAGCTTCTTAGCGGCTGGATGGGTTGCTGTTCCGACTTTGTCAAAGCCGGTGTATGGGCGCTTCGTGTTGGTCACTTCTTAGCTCCGAACGCGTCGGAGATTTCATCCGTCGACAGCTGGCCGTCGTCGTAGTACGCGCGAAGTAGTCGCTCAGTCACTCCAGCGGCCGCCATGAATCCGGCCATCCCTGCCGACTTAGCGAGGCTGATGTCCATGATTGCGCCGCCGGCGAGTGCGGCAAGTGCTGAGGAGCCGAAGACGGCGAAGATGCGGGCGAGGAGTGTGGGGATGATTTTCATTCGTTCGGTTCCTTTGTGATGAGTGCTAGTAGACATTGTACGAGAACGGCGATACCGGAGATGAGAATCGCGCGGGATTGTACGACGCCCGACATGGAGACGAGGGCGATGCCTGTCCCGGCCCATGTCCAGACGTTCTCTTTAATGAAGTTCATGGCGTTACCTTTTGCGGAGTGTTGGGGCCGCCACGAGTAGCCCGGTGGTGATGATGATGGTTCGTCTTGTGCCGACGGATACGAGTGAGCCGAGTGGGATGTAGCCGTCGTACTTGCCGGCGAAGATGTTGACCTTGTCCTCGAATTGTTGACGGATGGATGGCGGGGCGTCTTGGACGGCTTCGACGATGGCGGCGGCTTCCTCGGCGGTTATTTCTTCCTCGTCAATTGCGGCGAAGACGAGGGCGGCTTGCTCTGTTGTGAGCTGGGCGACGAGCTCGGGGTTCGTTGCGGCGTCGATTGCTTCGTCGTTGGTTATCCCTTCCGCTATCTTCTCGGGAATGCTCGAGGTTGTTGTTGTGCTTGTTGTGAGCGGTGTCCTGATGGGTTCGCTTGTGTTGTCGTTGTTGGCTGGGATTTCTGGGATGGTTGAAGACACGCTCGGGGAGGTCTGGCTCGTTGTTTCCGCTGTGCTGGTTGTTGTCTGGGCTGTTGTGCTTTCGGTGGGCTGGTAGAGCGTTGAGCTGGTCGTTGTGGCTTCGCTGGTCGTTGTGGTGGTCTCTGGGATGGGTGCGATGGTGGTCGTCGTGGGCTGTTCGGTCGTTGTCGTTGTTCGTTCGGTGGTTGTTGTCGGCTGTTCGGTAGTCGTCGTCGGTTGTTCCGTTGTCGTCGTTGCTGGTTGCGCCGCTTCAGCGCTGAGATATGCCGTCGGAATCTCCGACCATCCGGCGCTAGTTACTTGGTACAGCCAGAGACAAGTCCCCCCGCCGCTTTCGTAATACTCGAGACGGATGTCGTGCCAACCTTCGGACAGCTCGAGGTCGTGGACGTATCCAGAGCACCCTCTGTCCCACCAATTAGAGACGACCAGCTGGCCGTCAATGAAGAGACGAGCTCCGTCGTCTGAGAGGAGCGCGTACTGTGTCGCCGGCCCTGGCGAGTAGATGCTTCCCGTGATTTCGACGAAAAAGTTGTCGGCTGGACATCCTAAGAGCGGTTCGGAGTCCCATTCGAGGACGAGTCTCGTGAAGGTTCCCTCTGAGCATTGTGTCTCAGCTGTGGGCGTGTTCGTCCAGCTGTAAGCGCGGTAGCTAAGTGCTCCAGAGCTTGCCGTTGCTGGTTGTGCTGTTGCGAGGATTGCGTAGAGGACTCCCACCAATGGCAAGAGCCGGCGAATCATTCCGGTCGTGTTAGCGGAGCCGGTGGGTCTTCATCGTGTTCCCAGATGGTGAGAACATCGCCAAGAAGTGACCAGCCTGTAGTAAAGCCGGCGGAGGTTAGTAGTTCCATTGCTTCTTCCGGGCTCATGCTGATACCTCGCAAAGAATCATCGAGCTCCAGGCGGATTGATGTTGAGCAATTGCGAAAGCGTTGTTTGCGGCTGATGCGCCGAAGATTGCAAAAGTGACCGCCGAGGTTGTGTTCGGGCTGTCTAAGAACAGAGCGGAGGCGTGGCCGTTTTCTTCGTTGCCTGTGCTGTTGCGGCAGACGTTCGCGGAACTTTTGAGAAGTTGTGCCCCGTTCTTATAGATATACAAGTCGAGGCCGGTGTTGTTTAATTGTTTATTACAGCCGCCAATACTTGCGATGAGAAGGATTTTATTGCTTACAGCTTGCGGAGTGATGCTCAAACTCAACCCAATACTCGCGGGTGTACTTGTCGTAAAAGTTGCTTGAGTGTTCGTTGTAGTTTGCAGAACTTGCAGAATACGAAAGGCTCCGCGGAGGTCGTTGAGATAGGCCGCGGGTAGTGAAGTTCCCGCGACTTCAAGGCCTGGGAGATTTGTAGGGGTAGCCATAGTGCTCGATTCTAGAGGAGGAGGTCAGGCCCATCGAGGAGCGATGAGTCAAGGATGAAAGGGTTCGTGAAACGCGTGGAGCCGTTAAGCGTGGTCGACCATTGCCCAGGGATGACGCGGTGCTCGATTGACTGAACCAGCTGAGGCAAAGACATCGAAGAACCGACAGCTGGCGCAAGTGTGAGAGTTATTCGGTCCAGAAGCTCAAGTCCGAGAATCGTGGCCCAGTCCGCGGCCACAGCCGAGACATTCACCTCGACAGGATTGACGACGACCTTCGGGTCTTTCGAGAACCCGATGAGAAGATTTCCAAGGTTTAACGCGTCCTCTTGAGTTGACAGCTGAGTCGTCCACGTCCCGCCAGAGGTTCCGTAAGCCGTCACCGAAGTTGAATCTCTGAGCTCAACTACACCCTCGCCGGCGAAGCCCATCGTCAGCTCGTTACGCATCGTTTCAGCGTCGACGTGGTACTGAATCTCTGGGCCGATTGTGATGCCTGTCGTTCCGATTGTTGCCTGGCTTGTGAGGCTTGTACCGGTTGCGAAAGCGTTCCGCCCGGTAAGGGTTAACTCGCCGGCTTTGTTGACGTACAGGTTTCCACCTTCGGAGTCGTTAAGTAGCTGTAGCTCGCTTGTGATGGATGGGCCTCCGGTTGTGATGCCTGAGACGGTGCCGACGGTGCCGACGGGGGTTGTCCAGAATCCGGACGGGACCGGGGTGTAGCCCATGAGTCGCGTGAATCGTGCGCTTGTTGTTTCGGTGATTATTGCGCGGCTTAGTCGATAGATGGTCTGGATTTCGGTCGGCGTCATTAAGCGGTCTAATACGATTACTTGCTGGCGTCGTCCTTGTCCGCTTGAGTAGCTTTCAAATAATGACGCGGAAAATGAAATTGTTGAGCTAAGCGACATTGTTAGTGCTTGGCCGTCAACGTAGACGGAGGAGACGACCGCGCCGCTGTTGTCAAGATTGAGGACTAAATGGTGGGCGATTGCTAAGTCGAGAGCGATGGTTCCGTTGTATGTCTTAAGTTGTGAGCCGGTGAGGATTTGAACCTCGAGCGTCGAAGTTGTCACGTCGTAGGAGATATTTGTGTCGAGTTGTGAGCCCCATGATGCGATTGTGAGCTGGTCAAGTTGCGGAGCTTGGAACCAGAGCGAAAGGCTGGCCGCGCTGGAGCTAAACGCGGCTCGGCTGTAGCTCCAGCCGTCGACGAAGTCGGTCTCGGCGATAGAGATGGCTGTGTCAGCTAGTCCGATAGCTAGACCTTCACAGTTAGCGGTCTTAAATGTTGAGTACGGGGTGAGGTTGACGGGGCTGGAGCCGTAATCCTTCAGCGATTGAGTCGTATATGTGATGGGGTCGATGGGGTCGTTAAGTGGCCAATAGTGCCGAGGGCTGAGGCCTCTGATGTAGCTATCGGCGAGGTCGTCGGGAAGCTCTTCCTGGGCGAGTAGCCCCATAATGTCGACACACTCGACGGTCACGGTGGAGTCGAAGCCGGCGTCGGTGATGCTTACGGGCCAGCCTTCGACGAAGCCGCGGAACATTCGGAAGCTCGTGGTAGTTCCTCCGATTGTGTTGAGGGCTGTGATTCGGATGCCGCGACGAGGGACAACATTCGGGGAGTACGGGCTTGAGGTGTTCAGCGGGTCGAAGCGGCGGTCTCTGTTGTCGAGTGTGATGGTCGCCGTTCCAGCTTCGAACTCTTGGAACTCGTCGGAGCGTCCTCGACGTACGGTGACTTCTCGGACGAAGTCGGTGACGTCAACCCATGTCGGGCTTACGGTGTACGGAGCGGATACGAAACTAATCTCGACTTGGACGTTCGGGTAGGGCACTACTTACGTCTCCCGGCGCTGGCTTTCGGGCGCTTGACTTTGACCTTCACGCCGTCCGTCTTCGCTCCGTAAGTGTTGAGAACTTGCGTCACGGTCTTTGCGATGTCGGTCGGCGATGAGACTCCGGCTTGGATAGTGATGTTGTACTGTCCGGCTCCCGTTCTTGTAACGGTGGAGTCAAGAGCTTCGGAGAAGCCTGGGATGGACATACCGGCGGCGCTACCTGTTGCGGCGATTCCTTCGAGGTCAGCGTTCAACGAGCTCACGCTCATCCCAGCGGCTCCCGATAGGAGGTCTTTGGCTACTTGTGCGCCGGCGACGGGGCCGAGGTCGAGAATCTGTCCGAGTCCAGCCTTTGAAAGTCCAGCCTTGGCGAGCTGGCCAATGTATGTGGCGAATGATTTAGCGGCGGCGATTTGCTCGGCGAAGATGGCCGAGTAGTTCTTCGGCTTGACATCCTGGGCGTCTTTGACGTTCTTCTCTGCTGTGGCGACGTTCTCGAGAGCTGTGGCGTAGGCCTTGGCGTCTCCGCTCGCTTGTGCCTGCTGAAGTACGGCGTAGGCGTCTCGGCGTTCTTTGAGCGCTTCGTTGACTCGTTGAGTTGCGTCGGCTTGTTGGTCGCTGGCTTGGCTGAATGCGTTTCCGAGGTTGACTTGAGAGTTAATCGCTGTGGAGATTTCGGCGACATAGTCGCGGATGGCTTGCTTTGCGTCGGTCATCCGTTGTTTGATTTCTGCCCAGCGTTTCGCTTCAGCGGCGGCCGCTTTTTCTTTTGCGGCTGTCTGCTTTGATTCGGTGGCGGCGGCGTCTTCGTTGGATTTCCGAGCTCTATCTATCATGTTTTTCATGATGCCAGTCTCTTCGGTCACGCTTTCAGTTGCGGCGGCCTGTTCGCGTAGTGCTTTTGCGTTGCCGTAGACCTTGGCCGTCATGGCGACGATGGCGGCCAGAGCGACCGCGGCCGTAGCAATGCCGATACCGGTGGAGATTTGGACGGCAAGGTTCGCCGATGCGAGACCGGTCTGAGCGGCCGCGTATGCAACAGAGACGGCCGTTGCTGTTGCCATAGCAACCTTGAGGAGCCCGATGGCGACAACGAGACCGCCAGCGGCGACCGTGACGGCGGCGACTAGCGGAGCGTTCTTTGTTGCCCATGCGGCGAACTTTTGCATCTCAACAGCTGAGGACTCGAACGCTGGAGCGAGAGCTTCGCCGACGAGGTCGGTCACTTCGCCGAGCGAGTTCTTCATCTTTGTCGTTGCTGTTGCTGTGGCGATTGCTGTCCCTTGAACTTGCATCTCGACCGCGGAGAGAATCATGTCCTGAGCTTCGAGCATTCGGTTTGACTCGACAAGGACGCGAATCTTTTCGCGTTCCTGTTGCGAGAACGTGATACCGGAACGAGCTAGAGCGGTAACCCCCTTGATGGGGTCTTGTAAAGCCTTGCCGAGCTGGACGGCGTTCGTTGTCGCTTCGCCGAATCCAGCGGCGCCCATATCTATCGCGGCCTTTGTTGCTCTGTCGAAAGCTCCGCCAGCTTCGTCGGCTGTTTTCGCTATTTGGGAGAACGTGAGAAGCTTGGCCTGGGTTTCCTTGATGCTTTCAGCTGTGAGTCCTGTCTCGCGCTCCAGCTGGTCGCCTAAGTCGGTGAGACGTTTCACGACTTTCCCGGTCTCCATACCGAAAAGCCCCATACTCTTCGCGATTTGAAAGACGCGCTTGTTGGCTTGTTCGGCTCGTTGAAAGCCCGAGTAGATAGCGACGCCCATACCGCCAACAGCGGCGCCGGCGACAGCGAAAGCCGAAGCCGCTGAGGTCATCTTGGCTTTTGAATCCTTGGCGAATCTGTCGAGCTCTTTCTGGGCTTTAGTCAACGACGACCGAAGCGGCGCCGTATTTCCTGTAACCGGAATAGAGATAGATTTCGAGGCCATTGTTTTTGATTCTACTTGTTAGTCGTTGAGCGCTGTCCTACGCCGAGGTCATGCTTGACGATGAGCTGATTCATCCGATTCTCATACGCGCGAAGAACCTCGTCACGGCGACCGTCTAAAGCGTCATAGATGAACGGCTGGGCTTTAATGCGTCGAGCTGGCCAGCCGAAGTGAATCGGCCCCGCATACGGAACAGATTGACCGCGGCCAATGCGGACGCGTCCCTGGCGCTTAGTTGGTGCCGAGACGATTGTTGCCGATAAAGCACCAGTACGAGCCGGAGCCAACGGCTTCGCCGCTGTCGCCACAATTTCGCCGGCCTTCTGGTGAGTTTCTTTCATGTCGTCGCGTGAATCTTTGGCGAGCTGGTTGAGGTCTCGCTGTAGTTCTTTGAGGCCTCCGATTTCTAGCTTTCCGCCAGTTTCTAGTCGGTAGCCATAGCTTCCAGATGTTGCCATGCTTCCGCTCCTGTCGTTTTAGTGTTCGGCCATAATTCCCGAACCATTACGGCGAGAATCGTGGGCGGAGTTTTTAGCAATTCAAGCGGGCTGATGCCTGTCTTGACTGCCATAGCTCCTATCAGCCAGCTTGTGCTTCCTGGTCTAAAGGGTGGGCTTCCTCTGGCATTTCTACCTCGAAGCTTTCCATTGTTCGAAGCCAGGCCTTGAAGTCGAGAGCTGTGCGGCCTTCGTCGTAGATGGAATGCCAAGCGGCAAAGTAAAGGTACGCGCTTCGAGGATGGGGTTCGCTGAATGCTTCTCCCCATGCTTTTCCGAAGTGTTCCTCGAAGGCGACCTCTGTCGAGGCGGTGATTGTTGTGCGGCTCTCGGAGCCGTCTTTGTGCGCGACGGTTAGCTTGAGAGACATGGTTCTAGCTCTTGACGAGCGTTCCCCCGGTGAACGTCACGGACTGAACCGAAAGCTCTCCGATAGAGCCAACGACGGGGGTCGAGGCCTGGAGGAACATATTCGAGCAAGTATAAGTATCGCCCGTGGAGCTGTTCTTAATGACGAGGGTGTTAGTGCCTGAGCCGGTAGCTGAGAACAGAGTCGCGGCTGTTTTGGTGGCCGCTTCGTCGTTCAACAATTCAAGGGTGACGCTCAGGTTCTGGAGGCCTCCAATAAATCGGTGGCCTTGAGCTGATGCGCCGCCCGAGCCCATCGTTGTTACTTCGATTGAGTCACGCTCATAGTTGACGGTTACTGCTCGAGTTAAATCGCTGAGCACCACGGTATTCACGGTGACGGAGGCGTCGGTTAATACGAAGACGGCCATGGCCTACTCCTTCTCTTGTTTGTTGGTTGGGGTTTTGGTTGGGATTTCGATGACGCCATGCTCGACCAGCTGGTCGACTGTGCAAGATGCGGCGGCGATATCTTCGTCCGACACAAGCGTCCCTACAGCGCCGAGGGTGCTGTTGGTCGAGATGATTTTGTAACTAGCCATAGATGTCTACTCCGAATCTGTAGGAAAGCATTTCTACGCCGCTAACTGTAACAGTCCGCGGATTGGCCTCGGTGACTTGCAAGGTATCGCAAGCGCCGCCGAGTGTCTTGTCTGCTTCGATTGCGGCCTTGATGCTGGAAGCTCCAGAGCCGGCGAGGTATGCGTCTAGTCGGTCGGATGCTGAGCGTTCGCTCATTCTTCCAACGATGACGAGAACGTAGGCGCGATACATATCTAGGCCTCGTTGCATTGCTAAGTCGAAAGTGACCTCTACGGGCTCGACTACGGCGGCGGGTGGACTGAGTGAGTCGGGGACGTTGTCGAATGTTCGAAGGCCGGCGATGGTGTCGAGCGCTGTGGATAGTCCAGCGCGTACAGCTGTCGGATTCATGCGAAGAACTCGCGGCGGTATGCGCGAACCATTGAAGTTATATCTCGGCCGAGCGGGCTCATGCGTATCGCTCCCAGCTCGGAAAGTCCGAGGACTCCGCCGATGGAATCCTTTCGCTTGTAGAGGTCAGCGCTCAGGATGTAGGTGGCCTGTTCGATGTCGTCTGGGACTGATGGCCAGCCCCAGCGGGCGGTCACTTCTACTTGTGGCCAGTAGTTGACGGGGAGCGACATCGCTGTCCCGCCGACGATGGTGAGGTAGTTGATGGGGCGACCTTTTGCGAGCGCGTTGGTTGGCTCGACGATGTAGTCCTGGTTCAGCGTGAAGGTTGTTTGGTAGACGCCGGAGGAGTTGGGGTCAGTTTTGAGGATGAGGCCGCTCGTCGTTCCGACGTCGTCGATGATGACGCGCATATTTCCGACGGGCCTGTAGGTGCGAGCTGTTGCTGTTCCGTCGAGGTAAAAACGGCGGTTAGCGATTCGGTCAATGGAGCGGGACGCGCTTTCGATTATCTGCTCGAGAAGTGTGTCCTCGACTGAGTCGTCGATTTTGAGGTAGTTCTTCAGCCCAGCGAGAGTGATGTATCCATTGACGACGGCCACTATCTCGCTCTTTTCTTTGTTGGTGGTGTCTTTGTTGCTGGCGCTGGTTCGGGAGCCTCTACGGGCTTCCTAGTGCGCTTAGCGGGGGTCGTGGGGGTGCCGTCCGGCTCGGATTGCACAACCTCGGAAGGCGTGGCACCTGCCGAGAAGCCGAGCCGGGCGAGCTCTTCCTTGACAGCCTGGGCGCGTTGCTTCAGGCCTCGGCGGACGTATCCGTCGAGCTCTCGCCGTAGTGCTTCGATGAGTGCGTCGTTAGTCATGGTGAGACTCCGAGCTCGGGGACTGTGCGCGTCCCCGAGCTGGATGGGGGTCTACTAGGCCCAGGTGCTCGTAATGAGGCCGGTGCCGGTGATTGCCGAGAATGCTGTCGGGTACTTGCCGGCTGTGTAAGCCGAGAAGCCGAAGACAACGGTACGGATGGCGATGTTGCCGTCTGGCTGTTCGAAGCGAACGTACAGAGGTGAGCCGCCATTGTCTTCCCAGATGTAGCTCTCGCGGAAGTCTCCAACGATGACCGCGGTCTGGTTTTCTCCGACTCCGAGGTTCGTCGGCATATTTGCGTCAGCGATGACGGGAAGGCCGAGAATCTGGAGGCCGCCCATGTCGTACGCGGGACGGTCGAAAGTGCCCGGTGCGTTGAATGGGTTTCCAGCTGTTGCGTTGAAGAGCGGGCGGTTGGTTGAATCCAACGCGCGGAGCCAGCAACCAATAAGCGACGGGTGGGCGACGATGTGAGTCGCTCCGCCGTAGAAGTTTGAGCTGATGTTTTGAATTGCTTCGACAAGCTTGGGGAAGAACTCCGCCCAGGTTGGTGACGCGTCGGTGTATGTCGTCGCGTTGATGCCTGAGGTGTTCAAGATGCCGCGGTGTTCGCCAGATGAGCCCGAGCCGTTGATTGCCAACGCGTCGACCTTTGTCTGGTACGAACGAATCGCATCGCCGAGGAGCTGAGTCTCGACGCCAGTACCGCGAAGGACGGCCTGCTTCGAGAGGTCAAACATTGACGCGACTGTGTTGATGTTTACGGTCAAGAGTGTGTCGTCTGGGTTCGACTCTGTTGGAGCTGAGTTCTCGGATGCCTGGACGTAGGAGGTGATTCCTGTCGTGAGGCGGCCGATGTTGACGGTCATACCTTGCGCGGGGAGCGCTGAGTTGGTGGAGATGTCCAAGACTGGACGACCAGCGCGGCGAAGCGGTGCGAAGTCGTTGACGAGGTACTGAGGAACGACGAGGCCGGCGAAGTTGCTGGTACCTGAGTCGCGCTTCTCCATGCTTTCGCGCTGGTAGCGAGCGATTCGTTCGCGGGCTTCGTAGCTTCCGCCGAACTCTGCCGCGATTGCGTCAGCGAGGAAGTCGTTTTGGCCGCGCTCGTGGTATGTCGCTTCTTCCGAGATGACGCGAGCGGGAGCCGCTGAGCGTGTCTCGACAGCTGAGCCGTCTACGGATGCGGCGAGTTCCGCGGCTTTGGCCTTGCGGACTTCGATGTCGGTGATTTGTTCGATGCGCTCGTCGAGCTTGTCGATTTCAAGCTTGAGGGCTTGGATGTTGGCGAGCTCGATGTCGGTCACGTCACGGCTTTCGTCGGCGGCGC